CAATTTCAGTAATTTTTCTATTAGTGTCCGATAACAAATCTTCATACTTAATAATAACAGATTTTCCATAAATGTTATTATCATGCTTTCCTTCATATAGTTTCTTATAGGATCTATATATACTATTATATCTGGTATATGATCTATCCATATTGAATTTGTTTCCTATATAATTCTTAATAGAGGAATACCATGAATATGGATTCTTAATAATAATGCATGGATATAATTTATAATCCCCCTCCAAAATTTTTTTAAAAATTTTACCATAATTGGATTTTCTTTTAGGATTTTCTACAACCCAATTAGACATCTTATCTTTGTCCAAAGGAAAACCATGTTTCCATCCAAACTGATTATCAAACACAGTTATATTTTCAAAATTCTGCCGACATAACTGCTGCAAAAAATTTGTACCAGTTCGACGGTCGCCATATATTTTTATGTATTTCACTTAACCGCCCCGAAAAATTTTTCTATCTCCTCACATACATAATTTACATCTTTTTCAGTCATATTCAAATGCATAGGCAACGACAGCGTAGACTTCGCAAGCGACTCTGCAACTGGTAACGACGTACCATCATCGTACATTGGTTGTTTATGACATGGTTTGGGGTAATAAACTCCACAACCTATACCAGCATTATTCAAATACGCCTGCAATCTATCTCTTAACCTACTATCAATCAAACTAACAGTGTACAAATGATAGACATGGTAAACCTTACCAATAACAAACGGAGTTATTAACGGCAGTCCTTCTAGTTTTTCATTATACATATCTGATATTTCAATTCTTCTGATATTGTTCTCGTCAAGCGTTTTCAAACCTTCGGTAAGAAAAGCGGCGTTGATGGTGTCCAACCTGGAATTAAATCCTATAAAATCAAAATCGGTGTGGGAATTCATAGATCTACCAACATTACCTATACTTCTCACAGTGTCCGCTACCTTCGATGAATTAGTTATGACAGCTCCACCTTGGCACATTCCCCCGAGATTTTTCGTCGGGTAGAAAGAAAAGCACCCAGCATGCCCTATAGAACCAACCCGTCTATGTCCAAAGTAAGCTCCGGTAGCCTGAGCACAATCCTCAATTAATATCAGGTCGTGTTCCCTAGCAATCTTTTTCAGATCGTCCATTCTACAAGGCTGGCCATATAAATGAACTGGTATAATAGCTTTTGTTTTCTCAGTTATTAAATCTTCAAGACCGTTTATATCTATATTATATGTGCTACGATTAGCGTCAGCAAAAACTACTTTTGCTCCGACATGTGCAACTGCATTAGCCGTAGCAATAAAAGTATTGGTCGGTACAATCACTTCGTCGTCAGGACCAATATCATAAGCTAGTAAAGCTAATATCAACGCGTCCGTGCCAGATCCTACACCTACACAATATTTAGACCCGTTAAATTTAGCAAATGCTCTTTCGAAATCTTCCAGATACTTTCCGCCAACAAAACTAGCGTTAAGTAATATATCTTTGAAATCCTTTTTTAATTTCTTATAAAGTTTTTTCTTGCCCGCTTTCAAATCTACAAAGTCTACTTTATTCATTATAAAATCTCCCTTTCATGCTCTATAATTATTTTTTTGTTTAATAAATCAGTACCATAACCATATATATCACTGTTTCTATCTAACCACCAGTGTAAATAAAACAAGTCCTTAGGCTTAACGCCTTTATCATGATTAATAATATCGTTGTACATTTTGAAATATAAATCATTCATATCTAACTTCATTATATCTATGTTGTCTACCATCCTTACTTGCTTTCCTTTTGAGATTACACGGCCTTCAAATTTAGCATCTAACAAAAGAGCGAGATCTATATAATGAATGAACAAATGATATAAAAGACCACCAGTATTACGAGGATCACCCTCCCACAGTTTGAAATACGCATCATTTCTAGCCATTGTTACTTTAATCAAATTAGCTTTATCGGGAAGATCCATCCAGCGTAATTGCAGAACTACGTTAACTCTATCATCATCTATCATGGGCTCCCAGGGCAAACACATGGGCTTTTCGCATATAATCTTTTTATCATACCTTAAAGACACATTAATATGTTCTCTATGTAGATAGCTAGGAGAGCATATAATTACATAATCTAACCCCGCGAAAAATTCTTCGTCCAGTGGAATGCGCTCGTCCCTGTATTTTGGATCATGTATTTTATATATTATACCACCGTTTTCTTTTACAGCATGTTTATGTCTATGAGATATTTTACCGTCTCCGATTAGTCCAAATTTTAAAGACATATGGCTTCTCCTCTATCACATTATTTCACCCGGCCTTTATAGTATGCCCGGTATTAATCAAATATTCACATATAGCCGCCTTGGTATACTCCCTATAATTGTTATCTGTGTTAGATACAAATAAAGGTAACTCTATTTTTTTATTCAGTTCTTTTGCATACCACGAATTATTAAAAGACTTTATCATGGATAACACGGTACTTTCAGACAAAGCATATACAGGGTGTGTACCTGTAGCAAGTATATATTTACGATATTTCCATTTATAATTCTCCAAATCAAATAGCCCTGGGTCTAATAAATCTATCATAGTCTTTTTTATATCGTTGGTAGAAGTTTTTATATCATAATTTATATAGTGATTCATAAAATCCACAGAAAGAAAAGGTAAGACTGGGTCATACTTTCCCCACTCGAAAAAAATATCATGTAACATTCTAACAGTAAAATAAGCAGGACTGCTTCTACCGCTCACCAACAATTCATCGGAATGCAGACCACTAATTATCCTAACATTTGTGTTTAATTTCTCTATTTCTTTCTCCAATACATACCTAAAACAATATGTTATAAACTTACTAGCATCACTAGCATATTTCCCTACCTCTGTAAATCTTGTCGCCGCAGAATAGTAATCTATGAATTCAATGTCTTCACCAATAGTAACTATGTGATCAGACGACCACCCCTCATATAACATAATTTTTTTAAACTGGTCAATTTCTGGCTGGAAGCACATAAAGCATACGTTTTTCTTGCCTAACTTCTTTATAATTCCAGATATTAACCTACTATCATACCCGGAACTGTGTGACATTACATATAACATGGAATCATCCCATATATTTTCTATGTGGTCCATTATAGATTGTAAAACTAGCTTTCCGTATTTCTTTACAGAAATAGGTTCTTTATTTAATCTTTTATTTAGTATTTCTATAACATTAGTATCTATATCACCTGTTACCGCTTCTATCTCTTTAAATAAGGTGGGCCTTGTTATCTCTCCAGTCTCCCTTAATAATTGTGATAACTTTGCATAATTACTTTTAACCGATTTTGGAACATTTCTGGTATATATATAATAATCTTTATTAATAGTAAGATTGTATAACCGCTCTGCCGCATCTTGCAAACTATTTAACTTAGTGGTATCACCTACTATCCTATATTTTGGCGGAATTGGTAATTGATTTATTGTATTACATTTCATACTCTATGCCCCTTTAAAATAAAAATTTTAATAATATCTAATCTTCTTTCAGGATCATTCTTTCCAACAAATACGCCCATCTTCCTTCCTCTTTCTTGTATACTATATTCTTTGAATAATAACAATCCTTTGTATCTCTCCTCCACCTCTTCTATAGAATTAAATGCTCTGACATGATCCTTTGAATAGAAATTTGGTACTGAAATAATAACTTGTTTTCCAACGGGTATTTTAAACAACAGTTCCTTATCTTTGTACATATGCTCCAGTACCTCCAAACAAATAAACACATCAAAAGCCTGAAATTTATCTGTTATATCAAAAACATCTAAACAATCGAATCTAAAACCTGGCACATAGTCTTTAGCCATCTCTATCAGTTTGTCAGCAAAATCAACACCATAGTAATTTCTATATCCCAATTGATATAATAATTTGGCAAATCTACCAGACCCACACCCTATATCCATTATATTAACGCCCTTATTTTCCAAATAAGTTGATGCTATTTTATATAATTCAAAAGAATTAGATTCTTCAAGAGTCTTTGATGCAGATTTAATGTAGTGGTTATAAAAATACGGATCTTTTTCCTTACCATCTTTATAAGCGAAGCTTTTCAACATGTCATACTCCAAGTATTTTATTTAGTTCTTCTATCCTATTTCTAATACTATGGTTACTTCTTACAAATTCCATACCTCTTCTTCTAATATCATCATACTGATCTGGACAATTAAGACAGTGTAATATCTTGTCAAATACGTTTTCTCTATTTATAGGCACATAGTGTTTATAGGGAATAAATCCTAGTCTATCCAAATCTTTTATTCTATCTACCAACAACAAGGATCCGGCAGCCGGTATTTCAAAAAATTTTGTTAAAGCTACTTTACTTACTCCAGACGACGTAACACAACAAAAATAAGAATTGAGAAGTTTAGCATACCTATATCCTACATAACCATCTTTTTTTCCGATACATTCTATATACTTTGTTTTATTATTTTTTATAAAAGAACGCAAAGGATATGCCCATGACACCGTTCCAGACAATAAACACTTCATTATCGGATTAGTATTATAAGATAATCCAACATATCTGTCATGTGTACTAAATGAAGCTGGTAAATAAACATGCTTATCCATAAACTGCGGGTAAGTTAATAAAAAATATTCATAACTAGGCGACAAAATAACATCACATCTTTCAAACACTTTAAGTTTGTTCTTCAAACACCAATCGTCATTATGACAATTAATGTCTCCAGTGTGTAATATAAGCTTAGTAGCACTATTTAAATTGTCAAACCCAGGTACCAAATTCGGCCTATTGTGATAAGGCATTCCCCACAAAAACAACTCATCTGTGTTGGATGGGATATCTATTTTATCAGCAAATCTCAACTCAAAACATAGAGTATCTCGTATTGCATAAAACAGTTGGATATAAGGCCACGTATCAAGCCTATTTTTTAGAAACGTTGGTAAAATTAATATCTTCATAAACAAACAGTCCTTGTCTATTATATTTTATAAAGTCTATCACCCGCCAATTATTGTCTTTACATATCTTTAAATAATCATGGTTAAAACAATGTGATGAATTTTTTATATTGTTACCTTTCTCCATCCATGTTATAACTATAACTCTACAGGATACTCTAATTAGTTCAGACATAATAAACTCTATATTTTCAGGTTTTTGATGTAATAATACCTGAACAGCCACTGCCACATCAAACCTTTTATCTATATAAGGTAATTCCTCTATTTTATTAGATGACCTAAAATAAAAATCTAGCCCCAATTTTTTACTTTTTTTATATAAAACTTGACAGTGTCTATCCGTAATATCATACCCTTCAACATAAGAAGATTTGGTATAGGCAGCTAATAATCTACCGGTACCAGGGCCAAAATCTAGTACAGTGTAGCCAAACCCTATATGATTTACTACATAATCAAAACTAAATTTACTAATATCACTGCTGTTAGGATCTGGCCTTTTGGACCAATAGTCTATCACATTATACATACCAACCTACTCTTTCCTTTATATCTTCGAAAATTTTTATTTTTGATCCAAGTTTGACTGATAGCTCTAACAAAGTCTTATCAAAATCAGCCATGACATCATTATAATTAATTCTAATTATATTAGAATTTGACTTTGCAGATGCGTCCCATTTTTGGTAATACAGTGACCACCATTCTTTAGGTGTTTTGTGTATATTCCTAAAGTAAGTGCTGACTTTGTCTGTTTTAACAACATTACCATATAAATCTTTAACATTTATTGGTATATATTTAGTATCTGCCCACATAACAGAGTACTTTGTATTAAGAAACTCGTCATAACTGTCTGTCTGTAAACCAAATCTACCTCTCATTTTAAATACGGATTTAGATGTACTATCGAAGTCTCTCCAAGTGTATATATAAGCTATATTCTTATTTTTTGCCATGGACGGCATCTTGTGGTTTGCATAATACTTAACATATTCTTTAGTATCCAAAAAATTCAGACATATTAGTGCAGCTATATAATGTGTGCCAGTTCTCTGATGACCTGTTATTTTTATATTGTTGTATATCATATCATACCTCTAAGAATATTTATTATAAATATCTAACAACCTCTGGCCAACTACCTTCATACTGTGATTTCTCACAACCCACTCTCTAGTCTTTCTTTGTTCCATTTTAAATTCATTGACTTCCATAGTTATATGTTTTACAAGTTGGTGCTTTACTTCCTCCATAGAGTTGGCTGATTTAAGGTTATGGTATCCATACCTATCAATATAATATTTTTGACCATATTTAAAGTGTGTTATAACTATCTTACCAAGCGCAGCTGCCTCAAGTGCGGCCATACCCCAGAATCCATAAGGCTTTCCTTCAATCATTGGTTTACAGGCATCAAAATAAATGTCACATTTTGACTTTCTGTTTATACTCTCTGACCAACCAATTTTAGACATATATTCATATGTAAATTTATCTTTCAATGACGGTGATTTTTTCAGCGAATTTATAACGTCCTCAAATTCTTTTGTGCCTTTTTTACGAGGATCAGACGGACAATGCATAATAATTCTTTTGTTACTCGGCACCGATATATAGCTTGGTTGTATCCTGTCAGTATCAACTGGTGGTAAAAGCCATTCTTCTGGGAAAGCTCCTAAGCCTAAGAGATCTGCGGTTTGTACAATATGAACATCAGCTCTACCGTTCCAAAACTTTAACACCTTTCTCGGATCTCTTCTATACCTAGACCCTCCATGGTAAACAACAACCGATTTATTTTTTAATGAATACCCTGTTTCTATATATTCACTATGCATAAATTGAATAACATCATATCTATGTACCAAATCTTTCAAATCTCTTTTATTACAAACCGCAGAAGAAGTCTCATTTTCAAACTGCCTCGGATTTATACACACAGACATAGATTCCACACCAATGCTTCTCAAAGATTTAGATAACAAAGCACCAGCACTAGCCCAATCAGTTCTAGATATAAATAATACTCGCATATAAATCCCCTCCCTTCATTTAATTAATAACCCATCTTATAGTCTCAAAACACTCAGCATAATCTGCGCCAATCTGTACACCGCGCACCTTAGCCAAATTTTCAAAAAATTTGGAGCCTCCATACATACGCATTTTTTGTGAATTATAACAATCCAAAGCTTTTAGTTTTTTATTTATATATGCCTTAGTCAAAAATATAAATAAATTGGTATTAAAAGTTAAATTATTCCAAGGTATTTCGTACCCTATAACAGAAGAACGCTTAAAAGCCCTAAACCCTTCTTCCGAAATAACCTTGTGATCCTGGTGAGTATCGTGCGGGCTAGGCATTATAACTAAATCCGGATTAATGTTTTTATTAAGCAACACCATATCTTCCAGTATGTCTTGTCTTGTTTCAGGAAACTTTCGTACCTTATAATTATACAATATAAGATTATCTGGTTTTACACCTAATATAGCAGTAGCCTTCTTAAATTCCTTTTTAGTTATATCTTTAGGCAATCCCTCTGGTATGGATTCCTTAGCCGCAGAAAAAGCCACATAATATACGTCTAATCCGTCCTCTATAAATTTAGATATAGTTCCACCGCATCCACATTCTCCGTCATCTGTATGAGGCGCTAATACTAATACTCTATCCATGATAAACTCCAGTATATCCAAAATCTTTTTTTGTTACATCGTCAAAAAAAACTTGGTCCATATATCTAACCATACGCCTACCAATCGGTACCTTACTTTGATATTTTTTCACTTCCTCATTAGTGACTTCACCAAGAGATAGCTTAACAGCTAAATACGGTTCGATAAAATCATCTGTATAGATGTAGGTAGATGTACGTGGGTTTATTTCTATTATATATTCATCTATAAATTGTATGCTTATGTTATAAGACAATCCAAATTCACGTATGATCTTTTCACACAATTCAACATGCACCGGACTATCCACAAGCTCGCCGTTGGTTATTATACCCCACCTTGATTTTTCACGTGTCTTGACAGTAGTTAATAAGCTTTCACCAGCATTAGCCAACACCATACAATCATAATCTGTACCGTTAACCTTTTCCATAAGTAAAAAATTTGGAAATTCCTCGTTTTCAAATATAGATTTAAACTCATCCATACTCATATAAACAGCCTCTGGTTTATAGTTCAGCAACAGGTCCTTTTTACTTATATTGTCATTTATAATCCTAAACCCCCTACTGCCCTTACTAACAAATGGCTTGAAGCATATTTCCTTATCTGGGTAACCCAAATCATGTGCATCATCTATAAATTCTCCCAAACTTTTAGGTGTTCTAAATGATGGCACTGGCATACCCAGTTTGTATAAAGACCTGTATACTTCGTGCTTATCCACTGCGCGCTTTATAGACTCATAGTTAGATACTGTTACAACACAGCCCGCACTAGTAAATTCATGTATGTTTTTAGATACTAATTCTACCTCAGCACTAGATACGCAAAAAAACACATCTATGTTTTCATCCATTATAATGTTTACCATTCTGTACAAATAGTTAGGATCATCCACTGGTGGCACTTGATAAAATTTATCACACAAAAACCTACCTATTCCCTCACCATCCATATCAACGCCTACTACCCTTAAGTCTCTTTCCTTTACACCCTTAAAATATCTAATCAGCGTAGAGCATCCAGGCGCTCCAGCGGCTGAAACCATAATATTTAAATCTTTCATATATACTCCTCACCACTCCAAATTTTTAACTATCCTGTTCAAAGCTTCTACAGATCCAGTAAAATTAGTACTTAACCACTCCTTAGGATTTTCTATATCGGGTTCTTGTATGTTTTTATTACTTCTTATATACTTTTTCCAAGGATTTAAACTCTCCCAAACGGATTTAATAGCCAAAACTTTCAGATTTTTATCATTCAAACTCTTTATTGATCCACCATTAGTTTTAATCACATTATAAGATTGTGCATCTAAACCGCTATTTTTAGATCCAGGATAAATATTCCAATTAACTTTATCAAGAATCTTTTTAGAAAACATGCGCCCACTACCAACTGGAAAATTTCTCCTACTACCTTTATATCTTCTATGTATAATTTTCATCTTCTCTTTTGGATACGCCTTACAAGCATAGAAATTATTGACGCCGACCAAATCGAATTTTGTAGTATAGGGGTAGATTAATTCACACCAATTTGAGCTCAACCAGCTATCAGACCCACAGACCATAACTGCGTCAGGAGATAATTCCCTGGATTTGTCTATACCAGCCTGCCATTTTTGACTCAAAGGTTTATTATCATGATTTACATATATACATCCACATTTTTTAGCCACCTCTTTATCGGAAGAACTACTACCAACCACCACCACATCTATAGGTACAGATTGTTTCTTAAGCATTTTTAAAGTTTCTTCGGTTATAGTCTCTCGTTTATATGTTGCCATAACACAAACTATTTTTCCAGGCTTTTTAGATTTATCCACAGATGACATAATTATTCCGTCCTTAATTAAATTTAAATAATACAAAATTTCAAAACGTATATCGTATATCATTGATACATTATTACTAATCCATCGAGTGAGTTTAGATATTTGTTTGGAAGCTTTTTTAACAACTAATCTGTATAAATCTTTAATAGATTCTGGAAATATCAAATCAATTAATAAAGGCTTATCATCACATATCTCTTTATTAGTCTCCGGATCAAGATCAGCATAAATATCATCGGGATAATGCCCTACGTAAGAAACAAAACCATCCTCGGGCATCTTAATAATCTCTGTAATCTCTTCTAAATAAACTACTCTTAAATACTTAAAGTCTTTTGCACGCTTATACGCTAAAACACTGGCCCTGTCTAAAGCTTCACTATCATCCGAAGCTTCTAAAACTACGGTGAAATACCCACCACTTTTTTCTTGTCTAAATGAAAAATGCGCTAAATACAACATATTATTTAATCCCTATAAGCTTTCTCGTTTATTTTAGCGTCCTCATATCCAACCGCTGTGTATCTAGAGTCTACATTACTTGACTCTCTAAGAGTCATGGATTTTCTAGTATACTTCTCGATCATTTTAACGTATAGATCAATATCTATGTTTGTAAATCCTCTACACTCCCTGAAAAACTGCAATCCAAACATGTTCTGACGCAACATGTTAGTCATTACCCTTATAGGTAATATATCAGTTATTGACTTTGTTTCACTAAAGGAAGAATATACTCGCTCCTCCCACTCAAAGTGATTACGTCTAATAAATCTAGTTCTTTCTATAAATATTTGAAATTTAGTATCATCAGTACCAGACACAAAAATAACCCCGTCAGCAGACATCATGTCGTCATGTATTCTAGACATACCATCATTAGGTATAATACATGTATATTCAGCCTCTAAATCACCATTAGGACACACAGGGCACGCAATACATCTTTTTATGTCTTCCTTAGTTATGTCAATCACTTTTACATTACAATCTTTGAATTTATCAGAAAATGATATATCAATAGGATCTGTAGTAACAACCATTAGTAAAATAGTAGGTTTTTTAGTACACTCGGGAGAATTTATTAGTTGAGCTAATTTAGTTACTTGTCTACCAGTACCTACAGAGGTTGTTATACCGAAGTCGTCGTTTACAATAGCTGTTTTATTACCAGCCCACCCAGTTCCTCCATACTGCGCTGTCGGAGGTCCATTACCAGTTATCAACGCGCCCTTATCTAGACAATCATACAAAGCATATATATTAGTAGTTTCCTGACCACCATTCCTTTTAGCACCAGAAGACACTATGCCCACAGATTTATCTTTCATATCTACATTACGTATGAAATCGTGCAAATGAGAACTCCTATCACCAAAATATACTGGGGACGACATAACAACACCATCGAAATCTGGAATAGTATCACCTGGATACATAATATCAACATCAGCTCCTTCATTTTTAGCGCTCCACAACGCAGCCAAAAGTAGGGCTTGTGAATTGCTAACTTTTCCTTCATATCCTATTTCATGTACAGCATTAAAAACATCACCGTCTTTAAAAAACTTCTCCAACCTGCCATCAGGTACCCTACTAAATCTAGGACTAGAAACTACACCTAGTATCTTCATCTGCTAATCTCCTTTCATATAATAGCTGTAGGCGCTATATCTTTTAAATCCTTAATCGCTTCTGGAAAATGTGTATTCAACCATATCTCATTATCAGTTATATCTTCAAGAGGCACAAACATTCGATGATTGGCTATATGTGAATACGAAGTTATTGTTTCCCATAAAGGGGACTTTATAGACATAACTATCATTTCAGGATGTTCTGTTATAACTTTTAGTATAGCATTTTCATTTATCATACGCTTATAACTTTCCCCATCCATACAAGAATTAAGACCAGTAGGATATAACTGCCAATTCAATTTATCTAATATATTTCTAGATATTAACCTACCACTACCGACCGGATCTTTTCTAGTACGATATGTACGTCCTATGATTGATAATTTACTGTTAGGAGCTAAATAGCATGTATAAAAATCTTTCTTACCTACTATATCATACCCGTCTTTTACATACTCTTTGCCTAGCATACACCAGTTTGTACTTAGCCAAGCGTCCGATCCACATATCATAATAGCATCTGGATCATACTGTTGAGCACAATATATACCATGTTGCCACTTTTCACTTACAGGAAAATTCTTGTATTCTGTATAATCTACAATAGCTTTGTTAGCTGTCTGTTTATCTGTATTACAACTTCCCACAGCTATTATCCTTTCAAATGGATGTATGTGACGCTTAAGCAATTCAAGGGTTTTAATAGTAATGAGGGGTCTTTTATATATAGCCATTACGCATATTATTTTCATCTTATCGTCCCCTATTATCAACTTTTATACTGTCTCTCTTTTTCTTTCTATTATTAGACCATTCCATCCAATCTAGCATCTTAGATTTATGCATGCCCTTAATAATTTTTACATTAGGCATAACACAATGACCGCCGATAAACCCTGGATATATAGCACCCCTTACATCTTGCTGTATAGGAAAGAAATGAGTCACTTCATCATAGTCAAGACCAAACTCATCACATATTCTTTCGACTTCTTGTGCAAAAGATACCTGTAATCCAAACGCGGTAGTAGCTAATATTTTAGACCATTCGGTATTATCGGGATTTAATACAATTCGAACTTCACGAAATCCCATCTTAGTGAAATGTTCTTCTATATCTTCAAAAACATATGGCTTAGTATCTTCTGGTATACCAATATATTTGGGGTACATTAGCATATCACTCTTCATTCTATTACCATGGTGTTTTCCATGTACTGGTGTATGCGCTATCAAAAAATCCTTCAACTTTTCATTTAATCGACGCGTAGTACCAGGCACCAAAGTGCTGTGAATAAATACATAAACTGGGCTATACTTATTTACAAAATCAATTATCACATTATCAAAATCTTTAATTGTGCCAGGTATACAAATATGTAAAAATTTACAGTTAGCTTCAATTTTATAGTTATCTTTAAAATGTATAAGATCTAATGGTAAAGTCTTATATACCCCTGACATTAATTCATACAATGGCATACCTATTTCACCGGTGCCGACTATAATGTTTTCATAATGCTCCATTATTTAGCCTCCTCAAAAATTATCTTCCCATCCCATTCATCTAAATTCTTATCAAAATTAACATAGTCAGCGTACTGCTTTGTACCAGTTAATTTGTATATAGCGTCTCTATCATTCACTATAGATCTTAGAAACGATAAACGTTCTTCGAAATTATTTCCCCGCAGCTGTCCGCCGGGTCTATTACGTCCGTAGAAACCTATATTCCTAACTCTAGATACATCAACTTTCAAACTATGTAATCCATCCTCTATATAAGCCACGTCCACAAGCCTATTTATAAGTCCTGCTTGTTGATGATGCTCAGCTATACCGTGCTCATATTTATAGTCCCCAGATTTACCAGGCTTCCAATGTTGTTTATATTTAGCATCAAGCGCTGTAACAAACCCTGGCTTATTATTGTAGAATTGGGGCACAGAACAGTGCTTTATATAATTCTCATAAAAATTACGAGTTATAAAAGCACCAGCAGCATCATAAAAATGACCCTTATATACCAGATTTACATCCCCGCCTTCTTTGTATATAGCTGTAGTACAAGTAGAAATCTCGTCCAAATTTATAGTATTAATTAAAGTATCATAAAATTTGAAAAAAGTCTTATGCACAACTATATCATCGGCTTGAAACATGATATAATCGTTACTATGAGCCATGGCAGTTTTCATACCCTCTAAAATATTTTTACTAAGTGCATATCTTTCTTTACGCACAACCACGTCCCTAACTGGCAACGGGAAATTTTTAACCAGTTCCAAAACCTTAGGATCATTTGGGTATTCAACCGCAAAAACAAATTCCATATCGGGTAACGGATGATAATCATAAGCTTCTACCAAACTTTCCGTCACTATTTGTAACATTTCTGGTCTATTCCAAACTGCAAAAAGTATTATATTTTTCATTTTAATTCCCTCGCTGGATTCCCTACTACTGTAATTCCTGGAGCAACGTCCTTTGTTACAACGGCACCAGACCCTATAGTAGCACCTTCGCCAATAGTTACTCCACATACTATAGTAGCGTTAGCTCCTATATTAGCCCCGTCCTTTACATGAGTCTCTAACCAATCACCTTTGCCGAACTCTCTGACAGTAGGATATTTATCATTAGTAAAACAAACATGTGGTCCTACAAAAACATTACTTCCAATTACAACTCCCTCTGGGATAAATACAAATGCTTGTATCTTACAAGTGTCTCCAATTTTTGGAGCACGTATCTCCACAAACGTACCAATATTACAATTTTCCCCTATGTACCCCTCGCCATATATATTACTGGTTTCTGGGTGCCATATCTTAGTGCCTTTACCCACTACCACAGTATCATCTAAAGCCATACCTCTACTCCTGTCTTCAAAGATTTCATAGCCCCTGAAAGAGCTTTAACCACTTCTAAACCATTTTCACCATCAGTCAATGGTGTTTTATTAGTTTCTATACACTCGATAAAATGCTTGCACTCCAAACCAAGAGGCTCCCATACCTTAGTATGAGGTGACCAAATATCTCCGTGTCTATACGTCAATAAGTAATCACCATAACTACTTATATTGTCTACATCAACACCTTTATCATAAACTTTTATTTTCTCTTCCGCAAGCATATCGTATATTAACATTTTTTTAGTGCCAACTATAGTAGTAGTTCTAGTCTTAAGCGGATCTAACCAACTTAGATGCAAATGACACACCGATCCGTTATCGTATTCCAAGGTTAAAAACGCTACTTCCACTACTTTTTTATCTATGAAACTATACCCTTTAGTATGGGTTTTTCTCACTCTACTATTTAATAGATAGTTAAATATGGATAGGTCGTGGGGAGCTAAATCCATAACAACATTTGACTTTTGAAATTTGCCAAGATTCAGTCTAAGTGCATGTATATATTGAATATCTCCCAACTCACCAGCATCTATGAGTTCTTTTATCTTTCTAACCTCAGGAGTATACAAAAAAGTATGACCCACCATAACTATTTTATTTTTTTTCTTAGCAACTTTTATTATTTTTTCAGCCTCCTCAACAGTAGCCGTCATAGGTTTTTCTATAAATACATGCTTCCCCATATTAAGAGCTCTAATTGCTATGTCACAGTGTGTTTCTGGAGGAGTAGCTATAGCCACAGCATCTATTCCGAATCTCTTGTCCTTTACATGCGGCTCCCAATCAGTGCCAAAGTAAACGTTATTATAAGATTCTTCAAACTTCTCTATCTTGTCGCTGTCCAAATCAAATACTGATTTTAATACTCCCAATGAATTAAAATTTCTCAGTAGATTGGGTCCCCAGTATCCTAATCCTATTAACGCTATATTAGTCTTCATAACGATTTTATAACCTCCACCATTCTCATACCCATTCCATCCCAGCTAAGGTTATTAGCAATATAACTTTGTAGCATACGCCCCTTATTAGAAGCTTCTACTTGATTATTATAAACATGTCTCATCAACTTAACTGCATTACCAAGGTCTGGTTCTGCCCACATTTGATCTCCCCTATACCATGGTGATTGAGGCATTCCAAAAACTGGGCTCATAGTGTAATTACAAATATAACTATGTTCAGGCTTAGCGTATTCATTTACCCCGCCAAGACCCGTCACAATTATAGGATTACCGCAAGCACCAGCCTCAAACGGGGTTAGCCCAAATCCTTCACCACGATCTAAACTAATCAAGCAATCACCGAATTTATGTAAGCCTAAAACCTCTTCGCGGCTCAACATATCTCCTACTAAATATATGGATGGATAATTATCCATTGGCATCACTTGTTTAAGTCTTTTAATGGTTTCTTTTATTACATTTTTCTCTTGTTCAGTAAATCCAAATCTATATGTTTTTAATATCAATGCCACATTTTCATTGTTCTGAAAAGCATGCCAGTACGATTTTACTATAGCTAGTGGATTTTTTCTTTCAATAAACTGAAAAATTGCATAAAATTTGTATGCATTGGGATCTACCCCCCGCACTTCATAAGGATCAATATCCTTATACTCCGCAATATCTATTCCATGAGGTACGTTAAACACTGGCACTGTTATTCCAGAGTCTTTGTATACTTCCACACTCCATTCACAAGATACCATACAGGCACCCACATTATCATTGATATATCCTATCCAGTCCGAGTGTAATTTATCAGTTTCCCACACACAGTATCCAACATTTACTTTACCTAACTCTTTAAGATTAGGCCAATGCTCTGGGGTTGAATGAAGCACCACTACATTATAATCAATTTTCTTATTAACTAATCCCTTTAAAATTTTACCATCTTTACCTAAATCTGGTAAATTTTTTTCAAATGATATCGGTCTCAGTGTTAATGGTATACCAAGTCTATGCATAGCTAATATGTATCCACGGCACGCCTGTGCATATCCAGATGCGTCGAAAATTGGTCCTATATATTTTATACCTTTTATATTCATTTTAATCTCCTTACAGCTCTTCGGCTTCAATAATGGTATTCTTAGATTTGCCTCCCAACTGATCTAAAATATTATCTATATCTTTGTCTGATTCCTGCATATCTTCCCAAGCTTTATCAAAAAGTTCTACCCACATAGGCGCTATACTTCTCAACCAATCCATCTCTTTATTAATCCATTTATAAGCATTTTCTGCACGCCTTTTAGCTTCTTCCGGATTATCGTGTACTTCTTTTAGAACTTTTACCATATCTTCTACGTCTGTGAGAGGTCTTTGAACTTCATTATCGAACTGTATAGTTGTCCATAAGCTGGGGTTGTTACCACTCTTTACTAACCAGCCAGTTTCCTCGTTAATAAATTCTGGCAACATAGTATTGGCTGGCATAATAATAGGTCTTTTAGCAGCCATAGCTTCCATCCACGCCAGTCCAAAACCTTCACCCAAAGTAGTACTTACAACGACGTCACTACAGTTGTAAATCATATTCAGTATTTCTCTTGGATATCCTTGGTTCGGACCAAAATTTTTGGGGAAAATAACATCCTTAGTAATATCTAAACCCATATACTTACAAACTTCTCCAAGATCCCACCCCTGATCTTTTACGGCCATATGCAAATATAGAAGTGATTCTGGTACTATTTTTCTGAACTCTTTAAATGCCCTTATAGTTCTGGGGATATCTTTCCTCTGCTGATTTCTATTTACATTCGTAATAATAAAATGGTCTTTATAGGGACCAAAATACTGTGATTTAAACTGATTTATACCATCGCCTGGTATAGGAAAAAATTCTCGGGTATTAGCGCCATGAGGAATTATCATAATATCATCCCTATCAATACGTTTCAGCGTCTCTTGTTTACCAAATTCAGAGTAAGCAACTAAATAATCTGCGGGAGCGATATTTTCTGCCCAACTTTGTTTAATTATGGAATCTACTGGATAATACAAAATAGATTTGAACTTTTTATCAGTGTTAGTCCTTAAGTGGTTTATTAATTTAGGTACAAACTCAAGAATGAAACTATCTTGTAATAGAAACAATATATCGAACTCCATCCTTGGAATCATATTTAAAACTTTTTGCCTTCCATAAGGGTCTTTTTGGGGATTAGTTCCCGTAGGCCATATTCTGTACGGAACCGACGTAGGGTCCCCCCAATAGTTTATCCCAAGAATATCTATCTCATATCTACCTGTTTTATATAACCCTTCAAAAATATTTCTGCTCACGGTTCCAAATCCGGTCGCACACGTTGGCGCATCACAATAAGCTAGAACTTTAATCTTTTTATTCGTTGCAACAGTTTTAGGTTTCACAGCGGATATAGTCGCTGGTTTTGCAGCACTCTTAGTTTTCTTTCTCTTCTTACTCATCATTATATACCTCCTTCATACATTTTTCATATAATCTTTGCCAATATTTTCTATTTTTATTGGCTCTTGTATTACAAGAATTACATACAGTTATTAAATTCCATGGATCACAGTGTTTCTTAACATAATCGATGTGGTGAATTACTAGTCTTTCACTAGTTCCCCAACAATCTGGATTTTGACACTTATAATTATCGCGCTCTTTAATAGATTCTTTATACTCTTTATCAAGCCATATTTGACAGTAAGGTTCACATGAAATCCCACCTCTCCAATTCGAGCTATTTGATCCAGATCTTTTTATATACGAACAAACCCAACAACGCCTGCCCATCAACCATTTATTCCAAGAAATACTATAATTATGACCTAGCGGACAAATACATTTTAGCTTTTGTTTATTATCTAAATATTCCTTACTTAAAAGTTCATACCCTTCTTTTTTAAACTCATTCCTAATAAATTCTATCTCAGGCTTTATCTGCCCCGCACAATAAGGACATCTATACCCATTACTCCAGTTAACCCAGTTTATGCTATGCTCATGTCCTTTTGGACAAATATATTTTAATTTTCTAAAAGCATTTTTATATATAGTGGTTACAAGAGTATATCCTTCTTTATTAAATTCCAATTTAATAAACTCAATGGTTTTTCTAGCTTTACCGGAACAATATGGACACCTGTTACCTAAGTGATTCCATTCGCCGTAAGATATTTGATGCTCGTGCCCTTTAGGACATCTGTATTTTAATTTAGTTTTATTATTTGTATAAGTGTTACTCAATAATTCATACCCTTCTTTTTCGAACTTCCCTTTCACAAATTCATATGTCAATTTCTTGGACACATTAACTTCCTTGTTTTATATTCTTATAAGATAAAAAAGGCGATGTATAATTTTTTCTCGATGTTGCTATAATCTGTTCTTTACGAACAGGGTTCTTGATCAAGTACTCATCCAACTCTTTCTTTGAAACATTCACAATATCCAAGAAAACTTCTAATGGAACATTTTCATAAACGGTTTTTGGGTCATAAACAGTTGAACTGTTTTGTCTTATAAACACCCTCTTACCATTACCTATTAGGTCTTGCTCCTCGGATTTTATTTTCTCTAATATATAAGTTTTTAACGCTCTTTCACGATTGTCCAAAATTCTCTTTTTACTTTTTATGTCCAGATAATCTTTTACGAGTTCTTCGTCGTTGTATTCCTCCGGCTTTTTTTTAATAAATGTTTTACTAGATAATGCTTCATTATATGTGGTGCAATGATCAGTAAAATCACACCAATTACACATATCATTCAAACTCGGTACCGCATCTTTTTCTTGCATTGACATCATTTCTTTATATATCGCCAACATATAACTCAAGAAATTTTCTCTTTCAGAATCGGTTCTATAAGTATAAACTGGATCCGCTCTTAGATAATCCAAAGATAGAATGATTCTCTTATAATCTGGGTATTTTATATGAGCTACTGCATCATAAACGGACAACTGGATATCCGATTTAAGTTCTGATGAAGTTTCCTGATACTTGGATGTCTTATAATCCGTTACTAGGATTGTGTCATCACGTAGCTCTTCTACTTTATCCATAGCACCTGTTAGCATAACTCCTTGATCAGTAGCTACTCTAAACCTATCTTCAACGGTGAGAATGGTGCCGTTGACAAAATTTTTAACCCGCATTAATACCATCTGTAAACCTTCATGATATATGTTCGTATCAGCAATCCCTTCTTTAGCTGCTACCTTATTATACATATCCTTTATACGTTCTATATCCCCCTTATCAAATCGTTCTTTGTGCATCCAAATATCACCGGCAGTCGCTAGCGCCTCATGCACCGCTATTCCAAGTTTAAATGATACATTTGGCTTTCTCGGTAACTTCAATACGTAATTACACCAATAGCGCCATTTACATGAAAGATACATGTTCATCCGTGTAGCCGACATTATTATCATATTATTTTGTTTCGACATTTTCTGTCTCCTTGTCTATCCAATACAGCGCCTGCAATATCGAATCAGTTATATCATTTCCGCTCTCAAAATCATAATTCCTTAGTTTAACTTTATATTTATCTTTGACATAGTCAAAAACTTCCTCTTTGTTTTTCAATCCAAAATAACTTCTAACCGTGACAGTACGAGCAAATTCCGGCTCAATGTGGTTATCATAACACACAAGTTCCACCACTGTAACAAAACTGGTCAGTATCTTCAAAGTCCTAACGTTCTTCAGATAGGTTTCTTCTATTACCACGTTGTCTGGCATATAAAGATGCATCAATACCTGAACGTTCTTTTTAAATACAAATAACTTTTCATAGTGATTTAATTTATCAGATAGCTGTATAACTCCACATTCCTCCAAAATACCATCAACAAAGTAAGAATATCCAGTACATTTTGATGATACGTCAAAAGACAATAATTTACTCATTTTTACCTACTTTCTATTATATCCCACTCAAATCCACAGTATGGGCATGTATATTCGGTTTGATCGGGACTAAATACCATTACTTTACCACATCTAACACAATTACATATAGTGTCCATCATAGAAGTTGGACCACATTCACCGCATCCATCACAACTATTCTCAAATACATCATCAACAAAATCATCCAAAATATCTTTTATAATCCGCTCCATTTCTACTGGATGACATCCATCAAGAAATTTATTGTTAGTAGTTCTAAAGTTATAACCACATGATGTACACATAAAATATTCCACAACTATTGTAGATCCACAATCAGTACACGGTATAGGATCTTTGCTCATATTTATTACATCATCACTATTACATTCTGGGCAATTCATATTAATTCTCCTTCATTGTAATATCTATAGTAGTATTTACATCAGTTATTTTTTCTAGTACGTTTATATCCCCACCATATATAGATTGCACTGCATTTTGTTCTATTATACGAAGCTCATCATATTGGAAATGATCTAATTCTCCCACAGGCTCACCGTTAACTGTAATCTTTACTGTGCCTATTTTGAACTTCTTTTCTCCATTTATTTCTACTACTTCTACCATGTTATTTTTTCTCCTGCACCATTTCTATCAGATTTCCTACAATTTGCACTTCATTTCCTTTTACAGTTATCGCAATAGGCGTAAAAGCTTGACTATCTTTCATATCTGGGTATTGATGTGTAGCAAACAATACCTTAGATAGTGCAGGTATAAACAATGTAAACGATTGATCTTCCTCAGAGTACTGCAAAAAATCAAACTCACCGTCTTTTTCTGTAAATAATTCGTTATCTAAATCACAATATTTACCTTCAGCGGGTACTGTTAAAATATGTTTTTCAGAAAAAACTTTAAATCTATAATTTCTCGCTGGCAACAATATCGCTGTAGGTGTACCTACGGCATTAATTTCTTTCCTCTTACTAGTTTGCTTACTATTTTTTTTGTTAGTCATTTCTTTCTCCTAATAATTTTCTCAGTTCATCAACACTCAGATCACCTGGATCTCTATCTTCATATGGAAAAAACAATGGTATAAGTTTTATCTTTCCTCGCATAGATTCTATAGCTTTAATAGTCCCCTTAGCACCAGCTTCATCACCGTCAAATAGTAAAGTTACTTCAAACGCATGTCTATATAATAAACTCTGTTGTCCAGGCGTTATTCTACTTCCCATACATGCTACCGCGTTATACCCAGCCATATGTAATTTCCACACGGACTTAAAACCCTCAACTACTATAATTTTTTTCGATACATCTTTGGCTCTGTGTAAATTATAAAGTACTTTGTCTTTATCAAATCCCTTTGTCAATAAATATTTAAAATGTTCGTCCGCTTTATTAGTTATGTCTCTACAACTATAAGCTCTCAATATTCCATTTACATCTCTTATAGGTATAACGTCTCTCTGAAATCCGTATTTATCTACGTACCCCCCGCCAATTTCAAACTCGTCTAATAACTCAAATGGAAACCCTCCATTTTCTTCCCGCGTAAAATAATCAGACCTAAATTTAGCAAAACTTTTTAAATATTCCTCCGTAGTCAAAGTGGAAGGTACTTGCCTGTTATCTTTCATCCGTTCTATAAAATCACGCTTTTCTCTTTCAATTCTATATCTTAAATATTCTGATTCATTATGAATATCTATGCCGGTTATACTCTCTAAGTACCTGACGGTATCAGCAAAACTTTTACTTGTAAGATGCATAACTAAGCTTATAACATCATATCCTATTTCCTCATGGCATCCATGAGAAAAGCATATCCAGTTTTTGGTCTGCTTATTCATTCTAAATGATGTTTTATTGTCCCCACCATGTACTTTGCAGGGTGCTCTCACCTCAGTAGAAGTACTCTTAGAAATATCGAATCCTAACATGCCTAAAAGTTTATCAGCATCAATAGCTTCCTTCAGTCTATTTAGTTTGGCACGTAATTCTTCCTTAGAAATTTTCTCTCTGATCGGGCGCCGTGCTGATGGATTCTGTGGAACCATCGTCATACATTAATTCCTCTTTTTCTTTATATTCCTTACTTTCATAATCTATCAATTGCTTGCTTGCTTCGGTTATTAATAATATTTTCTTCGTAAAATCATATCCAATACCCTCTTTAGAGGTAGTACCACCAAATCGGGCTTTCTTAATAACTAACTTGTGGTATCCATAATCTTTCTCAAACGGTCTTACCTGGTCTAAATCTTCCTTCTCTTTTGGTTGAAAAAACATAAGATTATCCACGTATCTTAATATCCTATCACTATCCGCTACATCCATATCTCTATTTAACTGGCTAGCGCATATAAATGGTATATTTAATTCGCCCGCTAAATCATGGAGGGTGGTAGAAACATCACCTAATAATTGGTGTTCTTTTTTTATATTAAAATCTGCGCCTGGTGGCGACTTTATATAATCAAAAATAGCTAATCCTATATCTTCCACATATTTATATTTCTTATATATCGCTACTAACTTATCCATGGTATATCCAGGCATATACTCATGAAAGTACTTACCCTTCTTTATTAATTCGCCAGCACGTTTTATATTGTATATTTCTTGGTCATTATACCCACCACGCTTTATACGCCGTTCTAACACTCCCGACATCATAGATATAAGACGAGGTCTAACCTGATCAAAAGTCATTTCGGTATCAACATATAACACGGGTTTTTGCAACACGTATGCTATATGCTTACCTATATTTAACAAGAACGTACTTTTACCTTCACCAGGCCTTGCACAAAATACCGTCAAAGACCCATTAACTAAACCATCTATGCGCTTATCTAATATAGGAAATCCTGTACTAATACCATTATATTTCACAGGGTTCTGCATTTTATCTTCTATAAACTCATCAAATCCTTCTGCAAAATTAGTAGCTTCTTTCACTGCTTTTGATTGCATGGATAACGTCATTATATCATTAGCCGCTGCTCCCAATACGTCCGCAGAACTAACATCCTCGTTACTTGCATTCTCTTCCAGATTTTCCATATTTTTACTAAGTGCCACATATAACTGATGCTTGGTACTTGCATTTAATACTTTATCTATATAATACTCAATATTATCTTCTGGTATATCCATGTTCATTATAGAACTAATATATTCATACCCCCCAACTTGAGGTAATATACCATTACTTTGTGCTTCACTTATAACGAGTTCAGCATCAATTCTGGGCGCACCTCTTTTTATTAGGGATGTCAAAATCATCCATAACATAGAATGATCAGATAACAAAAAATCTTGACTACTGACATTAGAGGCTATCGTATAATAGTTGTCAACCGATTGGCAGCAATAGAACAATAAAGCTCGCTCATAAGATGATTGCCTAAATATCGCTTTAGATGATTCGCTCATTTATAATCTCCGTTCATCCCTTGCAAATTTCTGTTCGTGCTCACGACGCGTTAACTCCCTCTTAAAACTATTGATTAGCTCGACGTAATATTTTTCTAACCCCTCAGTCATCCGCACTTCACTCTCCAATGCTTGGATATCCATATCTATTTGTTGTAGATTAGGATTTGAATCAATAACTTTTTGTCTTTTCTCGGCTTTAGTACCACCTTTTATATCCGAGTTGGATACTGCAATATCTATAACTCTATTCTTTTGTATCAATTTGACTTTTGTTGCATTTATTTGAGACGAGAAATAAATCAAGAACTGAGATAGTCCTATGGTATATTCACTTATCTTAACTGAAGGTGTTGCTTCTAAGTTCCTCGGATCAAATGCGAATATTTCGTTCATTAAATATTCGTTCTTTGGCATCTTATACACCATCAGATCTTCGGATCTTTTATTTAGATAATCGTTTATGCTATGCATCTCTCATCCACTCTTTTATTGCTTTATAATCATCTTTAGTCCATTTTTCTTCGCCGGGGTAACTACAATACTTGGTTGCTTCTGGACTCATGTTAGCAATATTTTTCTTATCGCCATCAGTCAAAATTACCATTATAGGTTCTTCGGCACTATCATAAACTTTATCACCTACTTTTACTTTCATGCCATTCTCCCTCTTCAAATATTTCTATTTTTAAATTTTCTGAATTCATAGACTCATCTACTTTTTGTTTTATCTCTTTCGCATACATAGATTCTATTTTCAACCAACTTTTAAATTTAGGATTATCACACAATCTTTTAAAAGCAATTTTTTTATTTTGAGCTTGACTTCTTTCTTCCCTACTTTCAGCAGATATACCAGTTTCAATATGAGTTATCCTCACTCCTGTATCTCTCTTATTCTGGTTCTGACCACCCTTACCACCAGACCTGAATGTGTCTATCCTAAAATCTTTTTTAGTCAGCGTTAATAATGGTTCTTTATTCTGCTTCTGTATCTTCACTTCGTTCCTCCCACACAGGACACTTCCCGGTGCAAAGATAATCTCTTGCAATAATGTTACCATTTTTGTCTTCCAACTCAACCCAATGTGATAACATACCTATCTGTTTACATGCAAAAGACAAATCGCAGTATCTTTTTTCACCGTGAATTGTTCCATCTTTCATGGCAACAAAATCTGGACAATCCTTCTCTGTATCAGGATCGTGTGGATCTTTTTTATTCGGAATTATTATCTCTGTCATCTTTGCTTTCCTCTTTCTCTACACCACCCTCAAAACATTCGGTACACAACATTACCCAGAAAGGCCTATAGTAAAATCCTTTCTGAGTATCTGAGTTATGTATGCTATACGCTACCTTAGCTTTATTTGCATACTTAGTTAATTTTATCTTACCACATCCATCACAGCTAAAATGAGTAGCCTCTTCTAGTTTCATGCTTTAATTCCTTTCCAAATTCTTTCTATAAATTTATCTCTGTCCAACTCTTTTTCACTCCTAACTTCCAACAACACTTTCCCAGCCTTTTCACAATAAGATTTTTTTAAGTTATCTCTTCTTTTTGACTCAACGAATCCTTCTCTATCAGTGTGGAAATGCTTAACGAACTGATCATGTTGTCTACCTTGAACTTCCACTAAAACTCCCATCTCTTTTATGTAAAAATCAAAGAACAAACGAGTTCCCTTATATCTTATATAATGTTCTTTATAAATAGAAAAATGGGGAAACCATTTTTTTAATTCCTCGTAAGTTTTATCAGACAGATTACTCATCGGCTAGTCCTAACATTATCATACATTTAGACCTAAATTCATTATATATGTCATTGTTTTCTCTGAATATATCAACCAAGTTCTTTTTACCCTGGACCCGTTGTTCTCCAAACTCATACCAAGCACCCGCCTGCTCTATCAAACCGAGATCTATAGATATGTCTACTACTTCCGCAACAAAATCATAACCATATCCATAAATAAGGTTTATTTTAGCTTTACGCCATGGAGCGGCTAATTTGTTCTTAATAATAGTGAATTCACTTTCATGCCCTATAACCAAGCCTTCGTCATCAATAATCCTTGAACTTTTTGACTCACCGCCAATAACTTTTATTCTACCCGTTGCATAAAAGGGTATGGAAGCTCCTCCAGTGGGAACATTATTATCCCCATATCGTCCAATATCCACTCTTGTCTGATTAATAAAAATAAGCAATGTATTAGTCCTATTTACTATAGGTGTCAATTTATTACAAGCTTTGCTCATTAACCGAGCTAGTTGCCCAATATAATTATCACCTATTTCTCCATCCGCCATAGCTTGCGGTAAAAGAGCGGATACACTATCGACTACTATAATATCAATTTCTTCAGTCTTCATAAGATCTTCAGCTATTTGAAGATTAGCATCGCCTGTATAAGCTTGTACAAGTTTTATATTATCAACCTTTGCGCCCACAACGGAGCCCATACTTCTTACTAATTTTGGATCAAGTGCGTGTTCTGCGTCGATATACACTACTGTCATATCTCTTAATAAGCCCTGCATAACTACACTCAATGCTAATGTCGACTTACCACTACTGTTGGGCCCAAAAACCTCGTAAATTCTACCTCTAGCAAACCCGCCGACACCCGTAGCAGCATCCAGCGATAAACATCCAGTCGATACTGAGTCAATTACTAAATCCTCATGTTCGCCCAGAACACTTATTACACCTTTTCCGTACTTCTTTTCAATATTCTTTTCTACTATCGATAAAGCGGACGGATTTTCTTTTGTCTTTGCCGTCTTCTTAGCCATTATTCGCCTCCATTCTAGCTAACAAAGTATCTAACTCATTTGCCTTTTCGTTTAAATCTACTTCCACCTCTTCGTCATATTTATCTATAATTTCTTTTATTTCTTTCTCTCGTTTTTTCTGATGCTCGTCGTTCATAATAAGTATAGCTTTTTGAGTTATCCATCCAGCCTTACCCTGACCTATAACTCTAAGATCTATAGGCTTTTTGAATTTAAACTTAGACACATGATCAAATATTGTGTCTATTATTTCTACACACTCTTGTATCGCGTTGAATCTATTCAAACCAGTTTTTTCTCGGGATTCAACGAATAATCTAAAAGCTCGCAACTCATTCTTAATATTACCCTCTATATGGTAAGGTTGTTGATTAGGATAGTGATTCCATAAACGCATATAAAAATAATTGCGTAGATCAGTTAAATTTACAACCTTACTATTGACTACTACAGGTTCCGAGACCTTATAACCAGCTTCAATAGCTAATTCTTTTGCGTCTTCCGCAGTTTTAGCGACCCTATACTCATTTTTATATAGTATCTCGATAGCTTTTTCTATTTGTATTTCTTCTACAGATTTGCCTTCACTAAATGCATCCATTTGATCTACGTTCATATTATCGCCTCTTTACTATTGACAATAGTGCTGTATGATTTTCGTCTTCGCCTTTAAAAACAATATAATTATTTCCATGAGTAAAATGAATATCAACCATAGTACCAGTAAAATCTCTAAGAATTGAATCAAGATATTCACCATTAACGTCAACATCCAATTCATGTTCAAATGTATCGTCGAATTCCTGAGAGGTCTCCACAACATCGTTTTTCAAAATTAATTCGTTACCGCTTAATTTAACACTCAATCTTTTATTGTCCTCAGGATCCAATACGTCCATGACCGTAGTAACTGTATCGGAAAAATCTATCCTTGGTACACGCAATACGTTCACTAATTCGAACATTGCTTTGTAATCAGGATAGCTCTCGTTAATAATCAAAGAACCAACGATATAAATATTATTTGACTTAATATATGCATGCCTTCCTTCAAATTTCAGAAACACCTGAGCATCATCCTCTAATACAGCTCTCAATATCGAAGCTAACCCATAACTCAAAATATATGATTTTTGCTCGATATCGGCCGCAGTATTAAAACCAAATTCCGCCAATTTAACACCATTAGCACCGGCAAAAACTATTCTACCAGCATCAATGGTTACATTGACTCCGGTCAGAGCTCTTCTAACTTCTTTAGCGTTAACACAGTGGAGTACTCTATTAATACCTTTCTTTAGTATAACGCTATTTAAAATTAAGTCTGGGTCATCAAAAGATTTAACTGATGGGAAGTTGTCCTGAAAGGTCTGAAACTTAAGTCGTCTATAGGAAGGTTTTCCTGATTGGAACTGCGTTTTGGTTTTAATTAATCCCTTATTTTCTTCTATTACAAAATGAAAATCTTTTGTACCATAGTTGTCCATTAACGGTACAAATTTTGACAAATAACCCTTGACATCTCTGAGCCTCATAAGAGTTCGACCCTTTTCAATCACTTCAGCTTCACTAACTATCACCAAAGAAGTTTTACCATCAGTGGCTTTAAATTCCACGT